GGCGCCGACCGACACTTGTGCAATGGAACTCTCCGTTGTACTGAACCAGATTGGAGTACTTGTAGGATGACCTACCGTTACTGGACTGACAAAGACGAAAGTCTCGTCGGTGTTTACCAGGGAGGCAACCAGCTTTCTCGGTTGCCCGGCGGTTCCGGTCAGATCGCGACGTTTTCCCATAGTCTTGCTGACTTAGGACGTCACGATTGTGGTGGACCTTTCCTGCTGATCAAGACGGAGCGAAAATACTCCAAGTCGAAGATCGTGCAGAACGGGTACTCGGGTGAAGTTACTTCTAGTAACCCACCTAACGCGCCATCTGTATTTGCCCCGACGACGTCAGCTTTGCTGGCTCTAGGGACAACTGCGATTGCGCGTACCACGCCTACAAACCCTGCCTTCAGCGCTTCCCAGTTTCTGGGAGAAGCGTTACAAGACGGGGTTCCTGCTATGGCGGGTGCTGCCACTTGGCGTGCCCAAGCCCTTCGGGCTAAGCGCGCTCAAGCTGCCGGTGAGGATTATCTTAATTACTCATTCGGCTGGCTACCACTCGTCTCGGATATACGCGATTTTGCGTATGCTGTCAAGAATTCTTCTGAGATTATACGAAAGTATAAGAAGGATTCTGGACATCTCATCCACAGGGAGTACCACTTCCCACCCACAGAGCAATCCGTGGCGGTTTCGTCAAGTCAGTTTATCAAAACTGCCGGAGCGAAATCGATAGGAAGCGCCTTGGAACGACGCGGCACGTACAAACTCACCCGCACCTGGTTTAAAGGTGCGTACAAATACTGGTTACCAGTAGGTGACGATGCAAATGCCAGATTCCGCAGATACGAGAGCTATGCAAATAAGCTCTTGGGTCTCAAGATTACTCCTGAGACTCTGTGGAATGTCGGACCTTGGTCCTGGGCCATCGACTGGAAGACTGACGTTGGAGATGTTATCCATAATCAGTCTAACCTTGGTCAAGATGGTCTGGTGTTGGTGTATGGCTATGTCATGCATGAGATGAGGAGTGATACTTACTCTGAATCCCCGTATGGCGGTCAATACGAAGGCTATCATTACTGCCGTCGTGAAGCATCAACGCCGTTTGGTTTCGGTGTCAACATGTCGAATCTTACGACTCGGCAAGTTTCCATCCTCGCTGCGCTCGGGTTAACTCGAACGCGGTGAGGGTCCTGATTCAGGTTAGCCACAAGTCGTGGCTAGCTATCACCCACGATGAGGAGGATTACAAACCTCCTCATCCCCTCGAAAGAGAGTGCTCATGTTTGCTGATCCTCAGTCTGTCACGATTTCAGGGACCGCGGTTAGTCTCCCCCGCACTGCGGCGGGAACTAACACGGGCGGTTTCTCGAGTAATGATGGGAACGTGACGCTCAGTGTTGCCAGTTCCTACGGCAGCAAGGTTCGTCGCACCATCTCGCTCGGCCATCAGAAGGTAGCTGCTGACCCGCTCTTGAGCGGTGCCAACAACTA